TTTTCCTTCACTTAGTAATTTCCAAGTTTCTTTCAAACTTACACCCACTTTACATATTTATTTTTTAATTCTATAAACTTTTGTTTACCTAAATCACTAGGACTTATTTTTGAATCTTTAGGCATTATTATATTTTCTTTATCTATTATGTAACCAATTTTAATATCAAAAAATTTTAACTTTGATTTAATTAAATTGACTTGCTTTAATATAATTTCTTCATCTAGTCCTTCATCAAAAGAAAATATTATTTTTCGTGGATTTAATGTGATCATATTTTTAATTTGTAGAGCATGAATTGAATTACCCCCTAATCCCAATCCTGTATATATCCCCATTGAATCTAATTGCATAGGGAACTTTTCTGATTCTCCAATAAATAATTCTTCACAATCTTGAAGATGTTGGTAATTTTCCGTGTATCCAAATAATGTTTGAGATTTAGGATGAGGAATTACTGGACACCATTTTAAAGTATTATCATTTTCATAATCACCTATATATCTACCAGTAATTCCTACTAATTTCCCATCAAAACTCCACCAGGGACACGTTATTCTTTGAGATATAATATCAAACCCAATTTTATATTTCTTTTGAGTATCTAAAGATATTCCATCTTGCAAAAACATAATATTATACCTATTCAAATATGGATTTAGGATACTTTCATCATATGTTTTCAATTCAATATAAGAATATCTTTTTGATTTTATTTTATTATAAAATCCTCCAAATATAGGTTCCCTCTTTTTATATGTAAATGATTCTATTCCTAATTCCCTTTTCACAACATTTATTAATTCTTTAAAATCAACATTTCTACTTTGAATAATAAATTTAAAAAATTCACAATTCAAACCTCTGCCATAATCAGTGATATATAAAAAATCATTATTTCTTAATTTAATTCTAATAGAAGTTTTATTTGTATCTTTACTGAAACTGCATCGGATTTCTTGTGATCGAATATCAATATTATAAAACTCATAATATTCTAAGATGTTTTGTATATGTATTGGATTGTTTATGAGTTGTTTTTTGATTTCATTTATCACATTTAGAAATCCCCTTCCTATTGAATAGTTCCATGCTTTGGCCTACACATAGCAACTTCTCTAAATATCCCATGAGAACCATCAAATTTGTAAAGATAAGCTACACCATTATCTGAACTATTTTCACCATTACGTGCTTTATCTACAAATAATATTCTCCATGTAGCGGTAGGATCAGGTTCATATTCTTCTTCTATCCACTTACCTGAAATATTTTTTCTACGAAATGGTTTACAATAATATTTACTAGTCTTATCAAGTTCCTCTTGATAAACAACTCTCATTAAAAATAAATTCTCTAATACTTCTTTAATTTGTTTAGACATAGACAAAACACTAGAATCTAAAAACAATTTTCCTAATGTATTGATTGCTAATTGCAATGAGCAAAGCATAATAATATTATATTTTTTAGAAATTTTATCAAGTTCCCTACTATCTTTAATTAAAGATATAAAATGTTGGTCATTGCCTTTAGCTTCAGTAAATTCAAGTTTTAATGTATCGTATAATACTGTATCATAATTATTTTTTAATACATTTTCCCTGACTTTTTTCTTAACTAAACTCATATCCGCATCTGGGATAGCAATAAATTTTACTTTTCCTTTATAATTTGCATTCCAATATTTTTGTGCATTTTTTATAAATTGTTTGTCTTTTTCATTTATTTCTCCACTTAACATTTTTTTCTTTGTTAAATTGTAATATCTAAATTTTTTAGAAAGTATCCAAACAATAAAGGATATTTTAAATACTTTTATTTGTTGTTCATTACTTATTATTAATACTTTTCTATTCCTAAATAATAATGCCATTATAATAGTGACCCACCAGGTTGTTTTACCTGCCGAAGAATATCCTCCAAGCATTGTGGTGGTCTTATCCATTAATCCATTTATTTGTCTTGATAAAAATGGGAAACAATTTATATCATCTTCATTTATATCTTTTCCTGCTATATCAAATGGCACTCCGTTCTCTGAACCATTGATACAACTATCAATAAAATCATCTTTAAAATCTATTTCTTCTTCTTCAAGAATCCTACTTGAATACCCAGTTCCTAAACTCCCTATTTTACTTTCATACCAATCTAAAACACTTTCACTATCCATCTTTCTAAAAAGATGTAACGGTATAATTTTCTTTCCATTCTCATCAATAGGATTTAATAAATTAAATCCATTATCATAAAGGTTAAGAATGATATTTTCTCTATATAAAATATCTAGATATGTTTCCCAATTTTTATCATTAATTATATCAATAAGATTTTGAACTGTATCCCAACCACCTCTATTTTGGAATCCAGTTTCTACAAAATCAGATATATTAGAAAGAATTGTAATCTCATCAATAAAATTGAATCCCTGATCCCTAATGTTTTTTGCCAAACTAAAAAAGAAGCAACCATCTTCTGTAATAAAATCTTTTATTTGAAGATTAGATTCTTCTAATAATAGAATATCTTTATATAAACAAGCGATAATATTGCCTTCAACTGATTTTCTTCCATTTAGAAATTCTTCTGGATATTTTTCACATCCACTTAAAAATCCTTGCAAATTATCACTCCGTTTCTATTAGATATTCTGATAAACCTTTTTTACGTTCTTTTGGTTTATATTTAATTTCTGTAATTTCTCCTAATTGTTTATGAACTTCTTCTTGTTTTGGTATATAATCACGAATATTATTTTTTATAATTGTTGCAAAATAACGTATTTTCCCGTATTCATTTTGAAATGATTTATTCATTGTTTTAATTAAAAATTCTTTATTATCAATTAAATATGAATTAATTTTTTTATATGTATGTACATTTGATATTTCAGTTAATTCTTTATAGATTGCGGTATTAGTAATTTCATATCCAAAAATTTGATTAATAATATCTAATACTGACTTTTTCGTTTCTCTTGCTTCTTTGATTTCCAAATATTCCTTTTCTGAACAATAATATTGATTTTTCTCATTTACAACAACCTTAAAAGAATCATTCCGTTCATTTTTATTTCCGCAACCTTTACATTTTACTAACAAATTTATCACCTTCTAAAATTAGGGGAGATAATTCTCCCCTATATTTAACTTTATTCAAAAATATTTAGGATATCTATAAATACCTTAGTGGGGAGTGCGGGATCAAGTTTAGAAGAATTATTAGATTTAAGAATTGCTTTTACATTTTTCTTGTTTTCATCTGAAGCAGTTTTATAATGATTTGTAATTTTCTTAATTAATTCTTTATTTTTAATTTCATCCACAAAACTATCGTCAATTTCTTCAGATGTGTCTAAAGGTTCTTCTAATTTAATTTCCTCTTCTTTAGTTACTTTATTATCTTCTGCTTGCTTGATTTTGATATTTTCAAGTTCTTCTGGAGAAGTTTCGCCATGATATCTTTCATGTTGTTTCTTAATAGCTGTCATTATTGAATTAATAAATGTATTTGCATCAAAATCAATTTTAGCATCTATATCAACAAAATGTGATTTTACATCAATAGCATATTCTTCATCTCTAAAAACAATCACTCGTCTTTCTGAAGCAATTCTACCAACCTGTTTATTCTTTTTTGTAAAAGCATCTTTAACTGTTTCTAAATCATTCATTTCTCTTTCAATATAAGCTGCTCCAACAACATTAACTTTATCTTTGATTGCGTTGTAATATTTTGCTTCTAAGTTAGATGTTAATGATTCATATTCAATATCCAACATTTCGTCTTTTTTATTTTTCGTTTTAGTGTGTCCGATAAAGAAAAGCGAATATCCAGCATCTCTTAGTTTGAATAATGTGCTTATTACTAAATCAACAACTTTATTTTCTCCAGCTTGATATCCTCCATATGCTTGTTTAATAGATTTAACTCTCTTATCTGCAACTACTTCAGAATTATATGTAGCAACTACTTCTTCTTCAGCCAATCTAAATATTTCATCTACTGTATCTGGAGCAATTATTCTTAAATTTTTATAATCAGTATCTCTAAATTCAACTAAATCATTGACTATTTCATCTAGTTCTGACCAATCTTTTGCTCTATCTGCAAGGACTCCTCCTAGATGATCTGGTTTAGGTTCTTGACCAATAGTAAGGAGTAAGACTCCATCTTCTCCATATAATTTTCGTCCTATTTCACAAGCCAAAGTGGTTTTGCCTATACCTGCGATTCCATCAAGCAAATAACAATAATTTGCAAAGTCTATTTTAACTTCTGTTCTTATCCCTACTTTTCTTCTTGCCATTATTTATTAGTATCCTCCTTTATATTTACAATATTTAATCTAGAGGAAATTAATCCTCTAGAAAGGTATCTCATCCAAATCGAATATATCATCATCTTCTGTTGAATTATTTGGTTTATCTTTTATTTCTATTTCAGGGATTACAAAATCAGAATCAATATATTTTGTGTCTTTAACTCCTTTTGAATATCCCCTAGCAGTACTAGTAATTATAAATTCTTGAATCCTATCCCCGTAAACATTTCCACCCAATTCTTTACGAATTTCATCTATATAATCAGGGTTAAGTTCAATCATTTCTTTTTGGAAATCATTCAACATATCATCAGTGATCTCTACTTTTTGAGCGCCATCTAACATATTAACTTTTAGTCCAAATTCTTTCCAACTCTTATCCTTGACTGTAAATTGCTTGAGCATTAAAGCATTAAATTTTTTACTTGTTTCATCTTGCTCATCTTTATTTGTATCAATTACTAAAGATACATTACATGGAATATCTGTTTTTCTACTACTATCATAATCTCTTACAAATCCATTAATATAATATTTACCTGTTTTCTTCAATAGAGTGCTATCTAAACTATTTTTATTAAAGAACAAAGTAATTTGTGCAGTAGAAGATGGAACTGCATCTTTTTCAGCAAGATAAATTCTAGTTGGCATTAGATTCTTATAAATTTTGCCCTTATATTCAGAATAAACAATATTTCCTAGAATCTTAAACATTCTATTGTCAATTTTGCCAGAAGAAATTAACTTATAAATATATTCAGCAAAATCAGCTTCGGCAATAAATTCCTTACGCTTTTTCTTACTATCTTCAAATGCCTTTTCAATATCAGTTACACCAAGTTCTTCTAAATCTCCATCTTGAAGTAACCCCTCTTTAAACTTATCAAGAGCTTTTTCAAGTTTAAATCTCTTACCTTGATCTTCTACATCTATAACAAATTTTTTAAATTCAGCTACGTTTTCAATAATTTCAGGTTTAAATCTATCTTTCCATGCAATTTCAAGTTTTTCACCTTTAATTACTTCATCTGAATCTGATTTTCCACTCTTAGAAAAAGTGAATACTTTTCCAGACCCATCCTTCATGTAACCACCTTTAATTTTAAGCATATGCCTATTATCACCAGCAATAGCATTAAAATTTAATTCGTTATTAACCCAACCACTATCATAGGTTTTTGAAGAATAAGGTTTGAATTTTTCTGATTCTTTACCAATTGCCAACTTACCAATAATCTCGAATGTATTTGCCATATGTAATAATATTCCTCCTATTTTTATTTTATATTTTTATTCCTCAATCAATTTGAGACTTTTTTCCACCATCACGACCAAAGGCCAAATTTCTTCACATTCTTTTTCAACGGGCAACATTTGAATCTTTAAATTATCTGCTTTAGTACCAAGAAATTTAACCACTTTCCCCGATTTAACTTCTCCAGACTCAAGATCAAACTGAATATTATCCTTATCTTTGATAGTAATGATCTTATCATCTTCTCCATAGACAACAATAGATTTATATGGAACAGTATCAACTAAAATCATATTTATGTATTTCCTCCTTTCTTCAATATTTTCCAATATAATGCATTATATATAACAAATAAATTAAATTATTTATTATCCAATATTAATAAATCATAACAAAATTTGTTTTTCATCATGTTTTTGTAAGAATCCCAATATAATGGGGGTTTGTAAGCATTGCTTAATCCCTATATAATGGGATTAAGTTTTTGTTAATTTTTATTTTATGTATTTACCCCACTTTTATAATTTCTTCAAAACATATTTGTTTAGGGAGAATCCCTTTACATAAATATACACTTGAAAATGGTGGATTTAATGATGGTTTTT